TTGTTTGTTTCGCGCAAGGGCATAAGCCCGTTGAGCCAAAGGCAAGTTGCCTTCTGCTCTGGGTGTCCGAACATCCACGGTTGAATGATCTGCTGCGCCTTTCCTGCCCCTGTGAGCTGGCGGGCGTATTTGTGCATGATCGGGTTTTCGACTGCGATGCGCGGGATCGGCGCGTTAAGCAGCGCCTTGAAGAACCCTGCCGCCTCGAATAGCTTGGGCCCGCGGGCGGCGTCCTTATGCAGGTGGCAAACGCCGGAATTTGTCAGATAGGTGCATGGCGGATGGAACACGGCCAAATCCCAGCCGCGATCAATGACCTGCAAAACGTCGCCCTGGATGTGGTGCGGACTGTTGTCGTCATCTGGCAGAATATCGCAGGACCATGCGTCGTGGCCCTGAGCCAGGAACGCATCCCGCACGATGCCGGATTGTTCACAGCCAATGAGAACGCGCAATGGTGTGTTGTGGGTCATTGGGCGGGTCTCCTCAAAACGGTATCGGGTCGTCCAGGGTGGCGTTTTTCACCTTGGTTTCGATTTCGCTGATTTCGGCTTTTGGGAATTGTTCCTTGACCGCCCGAATGACCGGGTTGTCGGCTTTGGCTGCTTTCAGGGCGATGGCGACCTCTCGCAGCGAGAACAGTTGCAGGTCGGGCCGATGCTTTCGCACCTCCGGCCACCAATGCTTGTCGGGCAGGATTGCGAAGTGCAGTTCATCGTCCAGTTTGTATTCCAGCATATCGGGCTGGGATTGCGGCTGGCCTGCTAAGGTGGCCTCGGCATCCATCACTTGCAGCCCCTTGATGCAGTTCTCGGCTGCGGCCTTCACCTTGTCGGGGTCATTCTGTTCGATGCACTCATTCAGGTGCGCCATTGCTGCGCCGAATTTTGTAGCGGTCTCGACGCTGACGATTTCGGGCAGTCGGTCTATGCCCCACTTGTCATCCATCTGGATTGCCAGCCTGTCGAGCGGGGCAATGGCGTAGTCACACAGAATGCGTTCTTTCTGAACCTCGCCGTGAATGAGGCGATCCGCTGCCTTTTTCCGGCGGGGGCGCTGGGGTTTCTTAGGTGCCATATCAAAACGCTCCTTTCATCGCTTGTCCGGCTTTTTGTCCGGTTTTCACCGCAGCCCGCCCCCTAAGAGAGGGGGCGGGGGCGGACACGGGGTGACGCGTCCGGTTTGCTGTCCGGTTAGTGTCCGGTTTTTTATTGTTGTTTTTCATTTGGTTAGCGAAAATCGTCCGGTTGCCGGACACTTGCTGTCCGGACCGGACACTTTGACCGGACAAAAGGCCGTTTTGTCCGGTTGTTTTGTCCGGTGTTTTCTGGGTGTTTTTGTTGTGGTTTTTGGGGGTCATTGAACGTCCTCCGCAGGCTGCTGGATGCCCTCAATGATTTCATCGACGGCCCGCTCTCCGTCCTTGGTCAACTCCCAACGCGAGCGGAATTTGCGGATCATTTTTTGCTTGGAAAGGCGTCCGATAATGTCGGACATGCGTGACGTGTTTGCCTCGCCGTTAGGCCGCACCAAGCCGAGCGCCACACACCGCTGGCGCTGCGACAGGTTCGGGTCGTCATGGATATTGAGTAGCAACTGATCCTCAATCGCCAGTGCTTCACGGGCGATCTGTGTGGCCCTGAGTGACAGCACGGGTTTGGCGAGAATGGTTGGAATGATGCGCCCGTTTTTATCTGCCAGACGGGGGCACTCCTTGCGTTCCAATTCCAGCTTGAGAGGCTCAAAATCCGGCCCTCTGTGCTTGACTTGCCAGTGCATGGAAATCAGCCCGCCCTCATTCCAGAGTGTCAGGTTGCCGTCCACCTCATTGACCAGGGAAGAGCCGCCTTTAGGGGCCAGGTTGTTGCGGCTTGCGCCCTTCACGGGGTGCGCTGGCATGACAACAGCGGGCTTGCTGGGGATTTGGGTTAGCGACCGCACCACGCGGGCGAAGTCGAGCGCCTGCGCGTTGCTGTTTTCGTCCTCCCCGTCGAAGTATGCGGCAAAGGTATCCACCACGATAAGCACGAGGTTCGGCAGTTTTGACGCCTCGGCCTTGAGCCGCTCCATGTCCGCACGGATCGAGAATGTGCCCGCCACGAAGTGCAGGCGGCAACGGCTCGGATCGACGCCGTAGAATTCCATCGTGGCGATAACGCGGGCGCGCACATCGTCTGGGTTTTCGCCTGCGAGAAACAGCACGTCGCCCGCTTCCACATCGAGGCCGCAGAATTGTTCAGCCGTAGCGATGGCTGTTGCGGCGTAAAGCATCACGGCCGTCTTACCGCTGCCTGTGGGGGCTGTGAGGGTGTAGAGCCGCCCCTTCTGCATAATCCCGTCGATCAGGTATTCAGGGGCCACGAAATCGGCTGTGAAGGCCGCTGCGCTTTGCACGGCCCAACCGGGTGCTTGCGGCTTCGGATCGGATGCTGTGGGGGCGGGGGCGTGGTCGAAGTTCGGTGTGAACTCCTGCCCCGCGCCCTCGAATTTGGGGTTTGCCCGCGTCCGGTTCAGTATGTCCTGAACCTCGGCGCGGGTCTGCTCGACGGTGTAGCCCGCCAGTGTCAGGGGGTCTGTGAGCGCGTGGACTTCCTCGTCGGATAGCCCTTTGCGGACATAGCTGCCGACAAGTTTCAGAACGGCGTTGTTCCATTCCTGCCCTGACAGGGCTTGAATGGCCGTGCGCTCCCGATCTAAAGGTTGCGGCCCCACATCGACCTGAAAAGTTTTTCCTGCGGCTTCGGGCGCGTTTTTGAAGATGCGGCCCATTTGTTCAAAGGAAACGCGGGGGCGTTCTTCCTCGTAGACCGTGCGGATTTCGCACAGTTCATTGATGTATCCCTTGCCCTGTTTTTTCTCGTCTGGATAGTTGACCGTGCCACCGACGCGCATGATGCGGCTGGGATTGATGACGGCGCTGTCAGAGCCGAAATGGGCGGCAATGCCGCGCTGCATGTCGCGCCATGCTGCCATGTCTGTGCAGGGCTGTTCCAGCATCCAGTAGGTGTGGACGCGCACGGCTGGGGTGCGGCCTGTCGTGACCGCTGCTGACCATTTGGGGCCGTCGAAGCGGTAGACGTTGCCCGCGCTGGCCGGATCGTCGCAATCGGCCCAGAGAAAGAAGCTGGCGATTACGTCATCATCTTTGGCAGATCCGGTAGTTTCCTGGCGCAGCGGGTTGCGGGTGACATAGGCATTGAAGCCCATTTCATTCATATCCACGATGTGATCGACGGCCTCGTCAATCCAATCGGGGGAATACTTTGTAATGACAGGCTTGCAGCCCGGCTTGAAGCAACGCACCTCGAACATGGCGGGGTCGGGAAGTTCATCCCAGCGCGCGGTCATGTATTCCAGGTCTTGCCTAATGGCCTCCTCATTGGGGCCGATTTGGGATTCCGGCACCACGATCAGCCCTCAAAAAGTTCAAAAGGTTCTTCTTGGGCGTCAATAATCGCCTGCTCAATCACGCCGCGCATGGCGTGTTCGCCCTCGACGGAGCGGTATCCCTCGCGCTGGCTTTTCAGGGTGTGGGGCCAGAAATTGATAAGCTGTGGATCGCCACCAAGATCAATAATGCCCTGCCAGTGCCACGGTGCTTTTTCTGGCGACGGTTGAAACAGTGAGAGGTCTGGGTATTTCTTGACGACTCGCAGAAAGATTGCGTTGTTGGCCGCGTGATCGGGCCTGTTGGGATTTGCGTAAAGCTGCATAGCTTTTCGTGCCTCTTTGCTGGGGTGTCCCGCCGCCCCGTGAGGGGCGACAGGTTTTGTCATGGTCTCGGCTGGCGCGGTGTAGGAATTGGGCCAGCCGGGGCGCTTAGAACGATGCGTCAGCCGGAACCGATGCAGCGGCCTGCGGGGCAGGTTGCGCGGCAGGCGCGGGCTGTGCAGCGGCCTGCGGTGCCGGATCGGATGCAATACCCGCCGCCGCGCCTTCTTTCAGGCAGTCGGGGCGGTCCACCCACTGGACAACCTCAAGGATTGGCTCGACGGTGCTGCCGCGCTTGAACTGCACGGGCTTTGCGCCTGTCATCTTGACCAGGGGCAACTTGCCGTCCGGCCCCTGTTGCAGAGCGGGCGCAAGGGCGGTCAGAGCGCCCCATACAGCGGCCCCGGCCTGCTGCCAGGTTGCGGCGTTGCCACCACCGATGGCGCAGCGCACTTCAAAGCCTTTTTTGTAGTCATCGCCGGGTTGCGGCATCATGTGCGAAACGGTTGCGTTCCACTTCCATTCCGGTAATTGGCCGATCACGCCGTCAGAGCGTTGCCAGCCCGTTTTCATGTTGTGGATATCCATCACAACCCCGGTCTTGAAAGCCTCGAAAACGGATTTGCCGTTGTCATCGCGCAGATAGAACGACTGCTGCGGGATTTGCCCGTCCTGCGTTCCGCGAGCTGACCAGTTAATCCAAGGGCCTTCGCCGCCTGTGCTGCCTGTGTCCAGATTAAACATTTTAAACCTTCTTTCTTTGTCGATTTGCCCTTGTGGGGCTTTGGAGTGCCGGAGACCGTCCGGCGTCGGATGCGGCTAAACGCCGAACATTTCGCGGCGGGCGGACTCGTCCCCCCGCCAATAAAAGCTGGTGTCGCAGACCGGAACGCAGGCCAGAGCCTCGTCTGCGGTGTGCATGGAGAGAAAACGCTCCAAGCGGGTGATGTGCGCCTTGGCGCGGGCAAGTGTTTCGTTCACGTCGCCATCTTCCAGCCAGCTTGCCTTTTTGGCGCTGATGTAGAGGAATTGCACACTGTAGTTGCCCATTGCCTTTGCGTAGATGGCGCGCTGCAACTGGTGGTCCGGTGACATGACTGACGGAATGCGGGCTGCTGTTTTCAGATCCACGATCAAGCCGTGTTGGGGGAATGTGAAATCCAGAAAACCAATCACGGGGATTTCCCAGCCGTCGCCTTTGGCGGTGATGCTGATTTTGTGCTGTTCATCGCCGCCCGCGTCGGGGATGCCGAATTGTTCGAGTTCCGCAATAGCGATTTCGGCCATGGGGGCAATCATGTCGCGTTCTTTGGCGGTCTTTTCGTCGCCAAACATGAAGGTGCGGTCAAAGGCGTCGTGCGCGGCTTTCAGGGCCTTTTCGAGAGGTGCGCCTGTCAGGGCCATGTGAACGGCGGTCTCGACGCACTGGCCGCGCCGTGGGGCGGGGCCGAAGGCTTGCTTGTGGCCGTGCAGATACTTGGCAACCCAAACGTCAGGCGCGTTGACCCAGAGGTTAATTGACGAGGCCGAGAGGTGGCCGATTTTGTGTTTTTCAAACCCGTTCATGCCAGCGCCTCCACTGTGACAACTGTGCGGGCGCTCGGCCCCCACACCTTTCGCACGTTGATTTCTGCAACCTGCCCGTCATCTGCCCACGCAATGCGGTTCAGGCCGTCCAGAATGGCCTTGGCGCAGTTGTCCAGGTCGGGGCGCTGCGTGTGCGGGCGGTTGATGTGTTCGGCGGTCTTTTTCTTCGACCATGACTTTGCAGGCTCAAAGGTTGCCCAGATGGATACCTTGACCGGACCTGCCAGCGGTTCGCGGAAGTGTTCCAGCGCGATTTGACCGACTGTGCGCTCAAAGCTGACGGTTTCTTTGGGGGTGTAGACACGACCCTGCCGCGTTGCGCGTGGACGTTGCTTGGCAAACGGCTTGCCGGGAATGGTGAATGTGACGCTCATTACAACCCCACTTTCTTGAAAAGTTTTTCGGCTTTCTCGTCCAGGGCGAGATACCGACGAAACGCGCGATTTGCGCGGGCCTCGTAGAAGCGGGCCAGAACATATGTGAAGGGCTTCAATGACGGCCTCCAAATGCGCCGAGGCCGATCTCCGCGCCAGCAATCATGGCGACTGCGGTGACGTATTTCAGCTTGGCGTCGTTATTGCCACGCAGCCAGTTCTTAACCTGCCGGGGCGACACGTCGAGAACGCGGGACGCCTTCCATGCCAGATCGTTTTCTGACGGTGCGGGAAATGCTTTCCACAACAGCGCGGCAAACCACTTTCGGGACGCGCTTTCGTGGTCGATTGAATTTTGGGCAATTTTTTGCACGGTTGATCTCCTATGTTGATGTTGTGAGGCACCGACTTGGAGATCAGAGGAAGCAATGGGAGCGGTCATTGGGCTGCTCCTGTTGCCTGCACGGCCCTAGCCTTGGCGATTGCTTCCAAGGTCAGAACCTCGCCGCGCAACCCAGCGAGCCGCACAAGATCAAGGTCATGCTTTGCCGGGATGGACCCGCGTTGCTTCCAAGCCGCAACGGTTTGGTAGGGTTTACCAAGGTCACGAGCCAGATCAGCGAGGGTCGGCCATTTGTTAAAAATATCTTCCATACATAACTATATGCATTATGCATTTTTGCATTGTCAACGCCACATGCATAGATTTTGATTGTAAGAATTACACATGAGTATTTTTAATACCGCCTCCGACAGACTTAGGATTGCCCGCCAGAATGCAGGCGGTGGCTCCGTTGTGGAAACCGAGGAGCAGGCGCACAGCCTTGCTTTTCCGCCGTCCTACCTAAAAAGGCTAACCAGCAGCTCACCTGGCAATCTATCCATTATCAGCGTCAAGGGCGACAGCATGGAGCCTACGCTACTAGACGATGACATTGTGTTACTGGACACCAGTAAGACGCACCTTGGTTTTGATGGCCTCTTTGTGCTGCGCTTCAACGATACCCTGCATGTCAAGCGGATCGGGCTATCTCCCAAGCAAGGCCGCGTGAATGTCATTTCTGACAACAGGGACATTTATCCGCCAGTCGAGATGGATGTTTCCGAGGTGCAGGCCGTGGCCCCCACCTGTCGAAGGGCTTTCACGATTTCCGGCTGATTGGCGTCTACCGCTGCTGCGCGTCTACCCATTGCTGAAACCCTCCATCGCAGCGATGCGGGCTGTCACGGCCTGCAAACGCTTTTCCAGCGCCTTGACGGGCTTGTGTGACCTGCGGGCCTTGTGGGTGTCCGTAAGCAGGGCTAGGCGCTCTGCACGGGCCAGAATGAGGTCAGTCGTCATGCGCATCACTCCGCTGCGAACAGGCTCATGCTGGTTTGTTCAGCATCCTGTAGGTTTTGATTGGCTTGCTCGGCGTATTCAGGTTTCAACTCAAAGCCGATGTATTTTCGCGCCATTTTTACGGCCTCATAGCCCGTCGATCCGATCCCGTTGAACGGATCCATGACCACATCGCCGGGGCGAGTGTAGAGGCGCAAGCAACGTGCGATAACATCAAGTTGCAGAGGGCAAACGTGCTTTTCGTCGTTGACCGCCTTAATCCGGCGCAGCACGTTTCCCTGCTGAATATCCATCCAAACAGGGCTTGCGAGTTTCTGCCATTCGAACACGTCAAATTTGGCATCATCCATCAAGACACGCAGAGCGGCATCATCCGGCACATCGAGGCAAAGCCCCTCACGGCGCAAATCTTCAAGCCAGACCTTAGCAATCTCAAGGGCGGTCTTTTCATCCTCCGGCGCGGCGTGGGATATGGGCCGATCATTTGGGGCGTCCTTGCGAAAGAACAGCATATAATCCGGCATCCCGACGCGGTTCATGGCGCTATCTTTGCGGATCGTCTTGTAAAGAAGCCCAAGCGCCTTTGTGCGCTGCATTTCAACAACCGGGTCTTTCCAGATGGTCGCGCGGCCATGATAAATCAGGCCAGCATCGGTATGGGCGCGAACCAGATCTCCCGAGAAGTCTTGCAGGCCAATAGCCCCATGCTTCCCTTTCCGCATTGGTAGGTCTGTGCAGTGGACGCAGGCAATCCGGCCAGGACGCAAAACCCGCGTAAGCGCGTCTGCGAAGTATTTGTATTGATCCATGAAAGACTGGCCCTCGCCAGCGTTTCCGAGGTCGCGCTCGCTGTCCGAATACACGAACAGATCACCGAAAGGCGGCGAGAAAATAGCGCAGTCAACGCTATTCTCCGGCATCGCCCACATACCCTCGACGCAATCCGAATTGTGGATTGCCCAACCGTTGCCTTGATATTCCGGTTGCTTCATTTATACTTCCTCCGATCTGATCCATTCAGGAAATGCAAGGTCAAGCGGGCGGTCATATTCCACACGAACACTCGCTTGGCTTTGCGCCTTACGCATCGCATCAGACATGCGGCGTTTCATTTCATCATGCTTCTTGGATTTGACGTTGATGGCGTTCCAGATGGTCGCCTCTGTATCGGCAATCACAATGTCATTGCGCACCCGCTCTTTCTGCCCAAAGCGGTGAGAACGGCGCACGGCTTGATAGTGCTGCTCATAGCTAAACGAGATCGAGGCAAAGACCGCATGGGCGCAGTGCTGCCAGTTGACGCCAAATCCAGCCAACTTGGGCTTTGTGACCATCGCGCGATATTCACCATCGGCGAACCCAAGCAAGCGGCGCTCTTTTTCCTCCGGCTTCTGATCCCCGCGAACCTCAACGGCCCCGTCGATCATTCCGGCAAGCATGGCGCTTTCTTCATTGGTCTCGCACCATACCGTGACGGGCTTGTCATGGCTGGCCAGTTCAGCCGCCATTTCGCACCGCTCTTTGATGGTCAGACGCTTTTCCTTGTGAAAGCTGGTTGCCGACATTTCAGGAATACGAAACAGCATCCCCTGATCAACGTCCTGCTGCCGATCCGCCTCGACTGTGTGAATACGGCGGTCAATTTCCGGCAGGTTGTATCCGGTATCATCCCCACCCAAGTCGCTGGGCAATGTGGCGCAGCGAGACCACGACGCAACCCACTGCCAAAAGTCCTCGACAGCGTGACCTTTCAGCCGCCATTCCTGGCTTGCCGTGCTGGTGTCATTGATAAACCACTTGGACAGCATTTCTTGCTGCCGCATGACGTTCAGAAACTCGGCATGGTTGCCAAGTTCCATATGGTCATTCGGGCTTGGGGTGGCCGTTGCTGCAAGCTTGTATTGCGTATCAGCGAAAGCCGATTGCAGGCGGTTGCGGGTTTGCCCCGCGAAAGATTTAAGGATTGATGACTCGTCCAAGACGATCCCGCCGAAAGACGCCGGATCAAGTTTTGGCAGGCGCTCATAGTTCGCAACCATGATCCCCGCGCCGATCTCAGATTGGTCGCGAACCTGACGCGCATCAATGTTGAATTTCTGCCCCTCGCGGATCATCTGACCCGCCACAGCGAGCGGCGTCAGGATCAACACGGGCTTGCGGGTTTCGTCTGCGACCTGCCGCGCCCACTCCAGCTCGCAAAGAGACTTGCCAAGGCCAGTATCCAGAAACAGCGCAGCGCGGCCCTTGTTCAAGGCATAGTCAACGCTTGCGGTCTGGTGAGACTTCATCATGGGCGACAGGTCAGATGGGGGGAACCCGTGTTGCGTCGGGTCGATTGCGCGGGATGCAATAAATTTGCGGTATTCGTGCAGGCTCATTATTCGGACTCCAGTGCGTTGAGGCGATGTGCCTTGAAATTTGCGATGTGGATTGCGAGCGGCTTGGTCTCTGGATCGTCTGCCAGCGCCAATACCGACTTGCGCTCCTGATCGGCCACCTCGTGAACCTCTGCCGCGCTTACGCATCTTCGCAGGCGGCACTTGATCCGGTCTGCCTCCGAAAAAGCGGCCAAGGCCGAAACCCTGACCGAAGTTCCAACAGGAGGAGCCGCGCTTTTCCCGGCACGGGCGGGGTTCTGGGGGGAAGTCATTGAGCCTGTTTCCCGACCCAAGATTGCATGGGAACCGCGCCAGCCGTTGCCACCTCAATACGGGCCGCGACTTGAATGCTGGGCGGGCGGGGGTCTTGGCGGCATAGCTTTGCAACGTATGCCTGCGAGACCTTGGCGCGGCGGGCGAAACTTTCCTGCGTTTCGCCTTGCGCCTTGAGATATTCGGTGAGAGTAGCCATATCCCGAATATGCCCATCAGCAATATTATAGTCAAGAATAAATATTCCCACGGCCATTTTAGAAATATTCCTCACATGCATTGACACGGTTATTGCCACGGGGCATATTCATTCTTACAGCAAGGAAGGAAACACCATGCACAACTACACCCGCCAAGAGCTGTTGCAAAAGCTGGAATGGGCCAATGCGTCATGGGAGCGTCATCACGTCGCTTACCTGCGTGACCGTTTGAGCGCAGACCATGAAGGCATGATTATCGACCGCCGCCAGATTGAC